ATACTTTCATTCAAAATACTTTAGATAGATATGTAGATGTTATGTATCAACTAGCCTGTCATATTAATCATAATGAGAAACTTCAAAGTAACCTTAGTGGTGTTGCATTAGAATCAAGGTTAATTGCATTGAGAAATAAGTGTACATTGGAAATGAAAGCTCATTGCAATATAGTTAAGAATCGTAATAGATTTTTATGTATATATTTAAATATTAAGAAAAATAAAAAATATGATTATAAGGACATTAAAGCTCTTTATACTCCTAATATTCCAAATGATGATGCTGCAACAGCTGATATTATTTCAAAAGTTCCAGAAGATATAATATCTAAAGATACATGGAGAGGAAGATTCAGTTTTGTGAACAATAAAGTAGCTGAGGCAGAAAAAGTTAAAAAGGAACTACAAGAAAATAAGCCTAAGATGAATTTAGATGATGTTGTAGGTGGTCCAAATGAGTAACTTTAAGGATGATGAAGTAAAATTTATTGAAGGACTCTATGATAATGCTAATGAACAGCTTAAAGAAGTATATAAGCAACAACAAGAAAATAGAAATGAACTATTGAAGCAAATTGCAGATGTTATGCTTACATATACTATAGCTCATAATGTTATGAGTCTATCTAAAGATGAAAAGTCTAAGTTAGAAATAATGTTTCTTGATTTAATAACTAAAAACGCTAAAGGGCAAGGGGCCGCAACTGAAAAGTTAATTACTCACGTATTGAATGATACAGTTAATAACACATTTAAATTTTACAGTTACAACGCAGGTTTTAAAGATATAGAAAAAATTATTAATAATAACTACAAGGGAAAGCATTTTAGTGAGAGGGTTTGGGATAATGAAAGAGAAGTTGCTAAATTTCTTCATAAACAAACTCAAGATTTTCTACAGGGTAAAGTAAATGTAAATCAGATAAAGAAACATATCCAAGACACATATAATGATAATGCATATGAGGTAAGAAGATTAGTTGAAACAGAGGTGAATCGTTGTGAAGATGAAGCCTTTAGAAAATTTTGCAGAGAAACTGGAGTTAAAAAAGTTATAAGAAATGAAGTTCTAGATTCTAAAACGTGTTCAAAATGTGCACCATTGGATGGGAAACCATTTGATTTAGATAAAGCTCCAGGAGTAGTACATCCTTTGTGCAGAGGATTTAACACTATAGCTGACAATGAGATTTCTGTAAATAATGGTCAATATATAAAAATGAATCTACAATTATTTGCTAAGAAGAGTAATTACAAAGTTCTGAAACAGCAGATTTCAAATGGTCAGTTAGATTTAAATCAAGCTAAAAATGGAATGAAGTATTGGAAAAAAGCTATTAAAGAAAATATAAAAACTCCAATAGAAAATATAAAGAACAGTAGGAAAAGTATTGACCAGTACTGGCATATTCTCGAAGATCACAAAGAGTTTCTTAAACCAAGTGAAATTGATAATATTATAAATTGCTTGAAACATCCAGATGAAATAAGACTGTCATTTGGAAAGTATGTATATATTAAAAAAATAAATGATAAAGATTTGCTTACAATAATTAAGGGTGATATAATAACATCATATTATCCAACAAAAAGATATCTAAATTATAATATTAGAAAGAAGGAGTTAATATGGCACAAGTAGTAGAATCATTAAGCTTAGTAGAATTAAATGATGAAGTTATTTCTAAATGCTGCTTAAAAACAAATTGTGATAATTTACAAACAGATGCTTATGAAACACCTGAATATGAAATATTATTGCATTATGTTGGTGATAGCGATGAGTTGGCTAGTGTTGAGATTTTGGATTTAAAGAAAGTATATCAAAATATAGATAGCGAAGATTGTTTACCAGATATAGGATTGCTAGATTATAAGGATGATGAATTAAAATTAGATTTGAAAGATGTAACATTGAGAGAATTGTATAAAAGAGTTTTAGTAAATAAATTGAATTAATTAGCACTTACTTAAGTTAAATAGGTAGGTGCTTTTATTATGCCTAAAATATAGAAGGGAGTGATTTAAAAGTTGTTAAATTTTAATGCAAATATAATCAAGATTGAGAAAGGTTAAGGTGATCCAATATCTCGGTAAAGTCTTACGTAAATAGGCTTATTTTTATTTTAGGAGGGAATTATGAAACCAGTAAAAACCCAAAATACAAATTCAGTTCTCAAAGCTCCAGAAGATAGCGAAAATGTAATTGACTTACCAATAACTAGATTAAAATATAATGATGGACAAAATGCAGTTGAGAGTTGTTGGGAATTGTCAGAGGAAGAATTAAAAAATGTTATTGAAACCAAAAAAATATATTTTGTATGTATGGGTGAGACACATCCACCTATATTATTAAGTGCTAAATCTCAATTAGAGTCTTAAAAAATTAAGGCTTTTTATTTTGTCCGAAATGACGGTATAAACTATTAAATTACGTCTTGTGGACGTTTTGTGTGCAAGGGGTACAAATTTATTAAACTTTAAAAAAAATAATGTTCTAGGGCATATAGTGTGGTCTAGAGTAGGAGGAAATAGAATATGAAGAAAGCAGATTTATTAAAGAAAATTGAAAATGCTAAAGATGATGAAGATGTCAATTCTTTACTTGTTGGAACTGACATTGAAGAGACTTTTAAAGCAAGTGGATTAACTTTAGAGGCTTTCAAAGAAAAAATTAAAGCTGATAAGGAATTTAAGGCTTATGTTGAGAGTGAGCAGGATAAGTATCACAATAAAGCGTTAGATACTTGGAAGAAAAACAATTTAGAAAAGGAACTTGAACCATTTATTAAGGAAAAATATCCTGAGTTGGTTACTGATCCAACTCAAAAGAAATTATTAGAATTAGAAAAGCAATTATCAGAAGAAAAATCAGCGAACGCAAAAAAAGATTTATTAGCTGATGCTATGAAATATGCTAGTGAGAAAGGAATTAAAATTAAGTCTATTAATAGATATTTAGGTGAAGATTTAGATTCAACTAAAGCTAATCTAGATGAATTAGCAGAAGATTGGTCTAAAGGCTTAGAATCTATGGTTGATGAAAGATTAAAATCCAGTTCGTATGTTCCAGGTGGAAGTAATCCAGATGGTTCAAAAATTTCAATTGGTGCATCAATAGCACAACAAAATAATAAATCAACTACTGCTTCAAGTGATCCTTGGGCAGGTAAATAGGGAGGAATGTATAAATGTATTTTTCAAAAATGTCTTATGGAAATGATATGGAGATTTTGTATAGTGATGCAAATCTAGCTACTTTTAGTGGAACTGTATTAGCAGCCAATGTAACTACTCCAGATGAACACGGAAAGAAATATGTTGTTTCAGGAAGTTTAATTGATAAGGATGGTAATGTTGTAAAACAAACAGGTGCTGTTGGTTCTGAAACTCTATCAACTATACCAGTAGGAGTTTTGTATAAAACTGTTGATGTAACTAATGGAGATGAAGCATGTTCTTTAATTGTTGAAGGTTATTTAAGAGCTGATAGAGTTTTAGATGGTTTTGCTGATAAAGCAATAACAGCAATTAAAGCTGCATTACCAAATATAACATTTAGATAATAAAGGAGGGTATTAATAATGCCAAGAATAGAAGAAGTATTTAACACAAGTGAATTAATAAACTATTTTAAGGAAAGAACAGTAACTCCAATGCTTGGAGAAAGTTTATTTCCAGAAAGAAAAATTCAAGATATTGAATTTGATATGATTTTAGGAACTGGAGGACTTCCAGTAAGTGCAGAAGTACACGCTTTTGACACTAAAACTCAATTAGCATCTAGAGAAGCAATTGAAAAGGGAGTTGCAAGCTTAGCGCTTATCAAGAGACAAATTAAGATTGCAGAAAAAGAAATAATTAAAATTCAAAATCCAAGAACTGATGCTGAATTAGCTTTTGTTTTATCTCAAATTTATAATGATGCTGAAAAGATGACTGATTCTGTTAAAGTTAGAGTCGAAGCAATGAGAATGGAGTTATTATCTAGTGGTAAAATTGCTATTAATGAAAATAACATTAAGGTAACAATAGATTATAAAGTTCCAGCAGCAAACCAAAAACCATTTACATGGAAAGCACCTGCTACAGATACACCACTTGATGATCTAGAAACTTTAGCATCTGCAATAGAAACAACTTCAGGATATAGACCAACAAGAGCACTTACATCAAGAAAGATTGCTAAAACTATTTGTTCTGCTGCAAGTGTAAGATCTGCAATATACGGAGTTAATTCGGACAAGATTGTAACTTTGGCTGCATTAAATGAATTGTTAGTTCAATTAGAATTACCTCAAATTGTAGTTTATGAAGGTAAGTATAAGAAAGAAGGAGCTAAAGGGTTTGATACTTTAAGATACTTCCCAGAAAACAAAATTGCAATGTTTGGAGATGAAACTCTTGGAGAAACAATTTATGGCTTAACTGCAGAAGAAGTAAAACTTATCGGTGACGGTAAAATGGAAGAAGCGTCAATGTTAGATAATAAAATCTTTGTTGGAACTTATACAAGTATAGATCCAGTAGGTGAATTTACAAAGGCGGTTGCAACAGCATTACCTACTTTACCTCATGGTGAAGAATTAGGTATAGGAACAATTTCATTTAGTTAGTTAGAGGGTGTATGCCCTCTATTATTTTAGGAGGGATTATATGGAGCTCAGCATGGACCAAAAGAAAGCTATTTATGCTATTAGAAAATATTTAAATGTTGAAGGAAATTCAAAGTTTACTGATGATTATATTTTAGTTAACTATGAATTGGCTATTGATGAATTAATTGAAAATGCCAATAAGTTAAAATCAGTAAAAATTAATGGGGTTTCATCAATGTCAGAAGGTAACCAATCAATGAGCTTTGAAAATGGGGTTGAAGCATGGACTATTACACCAGGGGTTGCATCATTACTTCCTACTTCATATGTAAAGTTAATGGGGTGATGCTATGGTTCTATTTCCAAATGTAGATATAACAATTTACAATAAATATTTTGATAAAACCGAAAGTTTGGATAAATATCAAAGAACTGTTATTGAAAAAGTTAACTGGAGCTCTAAAAGAAAATTGGTTATAGGAAAAACTGTGGGTGATAAGGGTGCTACTGTTACTAAGGTAACAACTATTATAATTGATAAATTAAATAATTATATTTCACCAAAACAATTTAAAAAGTTATCTGATACTGATAGAGTAAATTATTTTACTTTTGGAAATGGAGATAAAATTGTTAAGGGTAAGATTGAATTTGAAGTTACAAATATAAATGATTTAGATAAAAATTATGATGATGTAGTTACACTTACAGCTGCAGAACCATTATCTCACCACTGGGAGGTGGAAGCAGAATAATGGGTTTTAGATTAGAACTAAATACACAAGAAATATTACGTAAGAGGGGACATGATAAAGATGGTTCAGCACAAATTTTATTTACTAAAGAATGTGCTAAGGCTATGAATAA